TCTATTGTGCTGGTTGTGAGCAGAACCGTGTTTGCTGTACTAAGCCTGCCGCTGCTTGCGTCTATATTTCCGCCAGCTATGGCAGAAACAAAATCAGCCAGCTTCTCTTTCTTGGCTGCACCTGTTGCTCCTCCATCCAGTATAATAAAGTAATCGTCCTCCTCGTTAACTGCAACCTCGGCTACACCCTGTAGGTTCAAGGATAACCCGCTGCTGTTCTGAGTCAGGCCCGTGCCAGCCGCAACACTGAAGGCTGTGCCGCTAAGGCTAATCCCGTCATCCGCAGTGTAGGTGGTGTCAGATGGTGTTGCCCATGTGTTGTTGTAAGAAAGAAACTGTCCCGAAGACCCAGCCGCTGGAACCCAGCCTTGACCAGATGGCGTTACCGCAGAACCGGGCAAGTTACCACTAGCAGCAATGCCAGAATCTGAAAGGTCTATCCTGAGTTCACCAGAATCAAACTCAAGACCCCCGTTAACTTTTAAATCAGCACTAATAGTGTTCCCAGCTTTTTGAAGGCCATCGCCAGCCGTGATCTGTCCTGCACCGCTGAACTGTGCAAAAGCTAATCCAGTTGAACCTACAGTTATATCGTCGTTGGTCGTGAGAACCCACCCTGAATCGGCACTGGCTGTCCCCTCTTCAACGAAGGTAAATGCTCCAGCCGTCACCTCTGCATTGGTGTCAAAGTCTGTAGCCCTGACAAAAATTGTGCCTGAGCTAGTCCAAGTCCATATGCCGTTTTCACTGGCAGTAGACTGATCCTTAACGAGAACCCTGTCCCCGTCCTGTACCGTTACCCCGTCTATGGTTGGGGCAGAGGAAAGATCAGGGAACCCCATGATGTTTGCTGTAGTCGCCAGCCTTACAGATTCCTTTACATCTAAGCCTGATGAGTTGGCATCTACATATGCCTTATTGGCTGCATCAGTTGAAAGCGTACAAGTTGCCAGACTTGTTATCTTCTGGCTGCTCATGCTTACCGAAGCCGTAGGTGCTGGCATGAAGTTCAGCGGCCCAGCTACTACAGGTCTATTAGCTGCCTCGCCACCCGTCTCGTTACCAGAACCTACATAAAGTATATTGCTTACTTCTTGGTAAGCCAACTCTCCCCTTGCCAAAGCAGTGGGCGCAGCCGCTGGGCTGGTGTCACTGCGTTTAATTTTTAGTACATTAGCCATTAGAAAAATCCTCCATTAAGTGTTTTAGTGTGTAGTTCTTGTTCGTTTAGCGTTCCGACAGCGTCACCTTCAATGCCGAGAATGGATTTTATGTGTGCTGCCTTATCCCCAGCGTTAGCCACATAAGCATCATACGGGGCCAACTCAATCGCCCTCTTCAAATGCCTCTCAGCCTTACCCGGCCTACCCGAATTTTTTGTTCTGGCTATCGCCATAGCTGGCGAATTATAGCACTAAGAATCTTTTTCTGTTAAATTTACAGAAACATTATTTTGAACAGGAACAATCACATGATCAGGGATCATGCCTTGGAACTTTCTTTTTTCCTGTGGCTTATCAAGCATCTGATTGCTGGCCATTTTAAATATTAGCTCAGCATTTCTGGATATCTGATTAGCTAACCCAGACCCAGCTACTGCGGCTTTGATTTTTGTTTCATCGTCCGTATTATTCTTGGCCACATCCATTGCCACATCTAACAACTCGTCCAGCCTGTCATCTGAAACAAGAACCCTTCCCAGAGCGACCCGTATGGCCCCGGCTTGTTCTGCTGCGATCCCGACATTTCTAAGCTTCTTTACGGTTGAAGCCTTGAGCTTGGTCATTCCTAGCTCTGAAGCAGCCTCGTCAATCTCATCATCCTCAAGGCGGGACTCAATATCATCCCCCTTCTGGATAAGGTTGGGGTCTTTTATATCTGGGCCAGATATCGGTTCACTTGTTTCGGAGGGGGTCTCCCCATCCGAACTCCCTTGAGATTGGGCCAATTCCGTTTTCATTCTCTCTAAGCCAGCAGTCTGTATTATACTTTGCCTTTAAAGGCATAAAACACAAACAGCCCATTACATTACCGCTTTCATCAATTGTCTCCCTGCTTCCACAGGTCTTTAACTGAGAATGGTAAATCGGGCATTGCTTGCATTTCTTTAATCTCGCCTTGTAAAGCCCCTTCCTCTGGGGTTTTAAGTTGTTCCTCTCCGTTATCGCTGACAACAAAAGCCGGGACGCTTTGAGGAGCCGTTGGCCGCACTTTCCCCTTGGGGATAAATGACACCAGATACCCACCGCTTGAGCGACCGCCGCCCCGAACTGCCGCGCACGGGATAGTCGTTTGAGAAACATACCTTGCAAAAAAATCAAATATTTTCTTGGTGTTCTTTTTAACCAAACCAAGGAACCTTTTACCATATCCGTTAGCTCCTAGACTAGCCCTCTTGGTTTTCTCGTAGTTTCCCGTAACCCTATACCACTGTCTGTTTACAGATATGTCCAAATTCCAACCAATGGTGTTAGCCTCCTTGTTGAACTCGCAAAGATCGGTGTTGAATGTTTCAGAGTTCCACCCTGCGTTGAAGAGATAAGGCTCAATCAAGGGTTTCGGAACCAACTTTAAAGACGGTATCAGCTTTGGAAATTTCGAGTGCAGTATCTGCTTCCAGTTTTTTCGGTAAGGAAAGGCGTGTATCTGGGCAAACCCTAAGTTTATTGTCCTGTTTTCCTCCACCAAGTAAGCTGGGGCTTCTTGTATTATGGCCATCCACACAGCCTTCATTACGGCTGGCCTAGCACCAGTTCTTCTGGCTACCCAGTTTATGAATTTCGCCGCCTCTGCTTTGTTTTTCTCCTCGTCCGTTTGCTCTCCATAGTCTGTATGTGTTGCCTCAACCAACTGGCCTCCTTCTCCGCTTCCGACTGCTCCTTGTGATCCACCTTCAGGATCGGGCCGTACTCCATCATTACTAGGCGTTGACCCACTGGAGACGGATTCGGTAAAGCCGCGCTTTTTATCATCACCCTCCATAAACCTTTATGTTCCTTTGTAAATATTTCCAAACCTTCTTAATGTGGCACTTCGTGGCGCGATGTTATTTATTGTTTGACAGTCTGGCAAGTTAACTTTAGGTTCCCCCCCAGACATATTTCTGACGAAAGAGAATGAAACGTCAGCGAGGCAGAGGGGCGTTCTGAAAAAGACTCCCGCCCGTAGAAGGGCATTGATACCGAAACCTCGTTAAACCTCAGATCGATGCGTCCCTTATGGGGATGACCGCCATTGCCTCGCGCAGAGTTACTTTGCTTTTGGAATTACAGGATGACCGAGTTCCGCCAGTCTCAGCATAGCAAAGATGTTCCGACACCATGACAACCTATACGAACATGGTTAATAACTACTCCCTCCCAGTAGGGAGTAGTGTGTCCTCCCCCAATCCTCCTACCGAATATAATTAAACCTGTTCTGTTATTCTGTATAGGGGGGTTATTAAAAACCCCCTTATTTAATTGAGGTACATATGAGGTACGCATTAACGAAAATAAACATGAAAATAAGTTTGGCATTAAATGTAAAAAGATGTAAAAACCTCTTGCCACAATGTGTCACTATGTTATAAATCGTGACCCCGGAGACGGTAGTGTTTATTTCTGCGATATTTGCAGCGACTTATACTTCTCTCCTCTACCAGAAGCGCCGACAGTCTGCTTAGATTGTCTGTTTCTGAATAGAAACAGGAATAGGTTAATCGAGATTTATGGTTCTTCTGCTAAGGATAGCTTAGAGGAAAACACCATGATGACCCAATCTGAGGTTGGGGATATCATGGGAATATCCAGACAGAGGGTTCAGCAAATCGAGATTATAGCGATGGCTAAGGTCAGAGCTTATTTAATAAAGAACATAGAAACGAAAATAAAGTTAAGCATAATGAATCAAGTTGCAATAGTTGGTAAGGTAGTAAGAGACGCAGTAATTAGGGAAACCAAGAATGGGAACCCTATGTTAACTGTAACACTCGTAACAGAGAAAGAGGGAACCGAAGACCGAACATTCCAGACATACTGGGACGTTCTTAGCTTCGGGGATAAGTCAGTTTCGTTTGCCGACAAACTGAAGGAAGGAGCCTCCGCTTTCGCTACTGGCGAGGTTTCTGTTTCGACATACGATAATAAAGAGGGTGTTACTAAATACTCTCTTAAATGCGTTGGTCAGGTGGGCGTGGTCGGTGGAATCCCTAAAGAGGATACTGGCCCAATGTTTTAGTTGACATGGTGTCGCAGGGAATCTGCGGACAATGGAGGTTCTGAGGTATCCTCCACTCTGAAACACGATACTAAAACATGGATAAGTAAGGGGGCATGGTGTCTAGGGAGACCCTAGAACAAGGTTTGGTTGGCTTCGACTGCTGCCTATAGAAACACTCCTTTACTTATCCTTTTTCATAAATGCCAGATAGCGGAAAATCCCCTAGTGAATTACTGAACCCCGGCAGCATTGCGGCCACAGGTAGGGGGTGTCTTTGCCCTGTTCCAGATAATCGTAATGGTCGGGGCTGGCCCGGTAAGGACGGCAAACCTGTGTTCTACCTCAGCGACGAATGTCCTATGCACAAACAGAAAAATATGCCCAATGGGAAAACTAAACAGCCTAGCCAAAGCAGCGTCTGACTTCTACGAGGTTCCGCTTGAGGAACTTAAAAGCAAACGGCGTGATGCGGTTTACACAAAACCCAGACACAACTGTCACTGGATAGCGAGCGATGCTGGATACAAGAAGTCAGTAATCGCTAGATACTGGGGGATTGATCGCACATCAGTCCACTACGGAATAAAAATAGTTAACAAAAGAATTAAAGATAAACACGAAAGGGAAGAACTAAAGCGTTTCCTGTTCTTCCTGAAAACAAACCTACAATGAGCCTACTAAGTAAAACATTACACGAAAAGCCCACACCCATGAACGATGTTCAATTAACTTCCCTGCAAACAGAACAGTTACTAGATAAGTTAATTGATTCTGGTAATGAAATCAGCAGTAAAAGGTTAGCCTTGTTATGCCATAGCGCTATGGGGTTAAAGACCAAAATGGGACTAGAGCGAGTTATGGTGGCTATGGAAGCATGCAAGCTGTTCGACAAGAAGCAATCTGATTACGGTAGTCGCAATATCGATTCCTGGGGGGAGAAAAACATGAACATCCTTGGCATCGGCGTCCGGGTTAATGATAAGATACAACGCCTAGTCAATCTCACTAAGAAGAAGATTGGCGGTGATGGAACCCCGGAAGTAGAGGACGAGAGCCTATCAGACACAGCAATAGACATAACGAATTACGGGGCGATACTTACCCTTCTTCTGGAGGATCGCTGGAAGTAGCTAACGCTACTTCCGTGGTTAAAGAAATAGAGTCAATTAAAAGCGAGCTTGCCTCTTATTTTAGCTCTATGGGTATAAGCGAAGTTACCTTAAATGAAGAGACCATAGATGAAGTCCTCGACATGGTGGATACTGATGCAGCATTTGAGATCGGAAGAGTCGTAACCTTAATAGACCTCTTCAGGCAGCTTCACCTCAAACCCCTTATTCCTTGGATTCAGAAGCCAGAGAACAATTAGCTTTAGGTGGAACAACCCTACAATGATGTAGGGCGCTACCGCCCCCCTTGTGTAGCTGGGCAACAGTTCGCAAGGGGGGAAACTCTCCAATGAGCGACAGACTAACAGCAGATGGATTCGACGCCGCTATTGTTGGCGTAGCCAGACAGGGGCCAAGTAACGAGCTAACGGTATACAGCTACGATAAGTGTATCGAACTCTTAAAGAATGACGGCATGACAGAGGAAGACGCCATAGACCACTTTGAGTTTAATATCGTTGGCGGCTGGGTTGGCCCAAGCACCCCGGTATTCCTAATGCCAGAGGACTATTGTGAATCATGCTATTGAATCAGCCACCAACGTGGTTGTTGGCTACATCATAAACGTGTGCCTTGTTTACTGGGTTCTCCATTGGATGGGATACCAAATTCAAATAGGCCAAAACGCTGGGATGAGCCTCATCCTAGCAGGGGTGGCTTTTGTTCGTGGCGTTTGCATTAGGAAACTATTCAGTAAACATGTCCGAGACTAAGATAGGCATTAACGCCATCTGTAGGATGCTGGCCCCATCCCTGTCACACACAAAAGAAACGTCCGTAGAGAGCGTTGTGGGGGCAGTACGGGCCACCATTAAAACCCTCAAGGCTGACGGATTTGTCTTAGACAGCCAACCAACTGTAAACTACGCAGTGAAGAGGGTTGATTATGAAATTAAGCAATACGAAAAGGCCATCAACGGTAAAGGTGCTGGGGCTTCTGTACACGGTTGAGTGGGTTGAGTCTTGCTCAGGTGGGGATTGCCTCGGCTGGTGCGATAACAACGACCTGACAATAACCATAGTCTCTAAACAGCCTGACACCGCCTTAGCCAACGTCTTCCTCCACGAAGTAATCCACGCAATCAACTGCTCAATGAACATCGAGGGCGTAGACGAAGAGAAGCTAACAAGCAGATTAGCCAATGGTCTGTGCTCTGTGTGGGTAGACAACCCTCAAGTCTGGAACTGGTGGTCGAAATTGCTGAAGAAAAGGCCATCAACTAGGAAGAAGCCTTAGCCTGACTCTTCCTTATCTTGTTCGCCTGTTTTAGAGCGTTCTCTATTATAGTCACTGCCCTATCACTTCCAAATGAGGCCACCTCATTAAGCGCATCCTCTAGGTTCCTAATCAATTCCGACATAGCTCGGACAGCATACTACAAACCCCACACCCAAGAGAGGACTTTCTGTGGAAACTTTCAGAAATCTCGAAAGGGCATATATATAGTATATGAAGGACGGGGCTGGTCGCCCCGCTCCTCCCCCCTCCCCTCGCAAGATATAGCCAACAAAGCCCACAAACAAAGGCCGAAAACCTAAGCAAACAAGCAAACGCCGCAAAAAGCCAATGAAAAGCGCCTTTGTTAAATATTATTAAATATTAATCAACAGGTTTTATGCCAAAGCTTTGATATCTGGCTCAGATATTCACGCGGGGGGAATAGATATCGCGAACGCGGAAAGCTTTTTTCATCAGTAGAACTTTTTTACTTAGTGTCAACCAACGAGGCGCTACTAGCGAAGATGTTCGCAGAGATGCCATCAGGTTACAGAGTCCGCTACGGGCAATAGGGTGAAACAAACCATTAACGTAGCTGAGTGAATCAAGTTGAAAGATAGTTGCCAAAGTTTAATAGAGTTCGCTTTTATCGGTTTGAACTCGGCCTTAGCAAGCCTACTGAGGGTATCGGTTAGTAAACTTGTGAAGCAATAGACGGGGATAGTCTTGTAACAAATCCCACTTTGACCCACTGGCTTTGATAGCCGTGGGTCGAGACGCCCGGCCTTGGCCGGGTAACACCTCGACCCGTGGCTTATGCGAGTGACTCAATCGTCCCGGTCTTCTCAAAAGGAATTCCGCGCCGTGGTCAATGGTAGGTTTCGCTTTGGGCGACTCTTCAAACCTACCCGCGCACTAGAAATTCCTCAAATGTTTGGAGCATGAACAGCCAATGCGAGGGCGCGTAAGAAATGAAAAAGAGCCTTTTGGCTCCCTTCTGATATCTGGCCCAGATTTCAGAATGGAATCAAAAATTGGTTCCCTAGTAACAAAAAATAATAAATAAACATTATGAAAAACAAAGTTGAAACCTCCGCCGCAAACGCAGCCAGCAAGCCAGCACCTACAGTCAATGTCGAGGGATTGCCGACGATCTATCCAATGGCCAAGGCCGAGGAGCATGTCATCGGCGACGATGAGACGCCTGAGGTTGCACGTTGCCGCAAGGCAATCCAAAAGGCCGCGACAACCATTGCTGAGAAGTCGAAGATCATTCACGATGCCATTGTCGAGGCTGTCGAGGAACACGGCGTCAGCCGCGAGACCATTATCCAATGGGTAGAAGATACCGGGTACAGCAATAGCCGCGCCCGTGACTTAGTGGCCAAGGTTTGGATCGACGCCAAGGGCAAGGCAACGTCAGGCAAGAAAAAGGGAAGCACCAAGAATCCAGACTTGGTGCAAGCCATGATGAAATACGCCCGGAGCATCTGCTCAGATGACGCCGAGGCATCGAAGACCCTCCGCGCCGCGCAGCGTCAGATCGACGCCGCAAGGAAAGCTGCGAACGTGGTCGAGATGGACAAGGCCGCTTAATCCAGTAGCGTTATCACACTAGGGAACATTGCCCTTCGGGGCAATTTTCCTAAGTGATATCTGGGCCAGATATCCAGATGCCACTTAGGAGAATTTTTAAATCCCTGCCAGAGTCATTAGCAAC